TGGTCGATCTGGATTACTTGGTCGTAAGCCTTGATCTCTTCTTCGTTGCCTTCCAACTGGTTGTCACCGCCAACACCGTCTTCTTCAAGATCGGCGACCAGCGTGAGTACAGCGCGAGTTCCCTTCTCAGACTTCGTGAGTTCCGTTACACGCTGGATCATAGAATTTGGACCCTTGCCCGTAAATTTGGTCGTGAACGCTAAGTTGCGCGCAGCTTTCCAAACTTGACGGGACCATACGGTCTTCTGTTCGTCAGTCAGCGAGTTAAAGTTTGTAACAGTCATAATAGACTCTCCAAAGATTAAAACGAAACAAAAAAGTACTATGGGTTCCCTACTTTACCGTCGGGCGACGTTGTTCCGCTTTTAAGGAGATCGACTCCGCTGACAGGTTTAACGTCCGGAGCGTAGGACGAGTGCTGATTATGCACCCCTGCTGACACTATTGTCAACAGGGGCACACAGTTATTTACAGGATGTCTCCGCGGAGCCGGGCCTGGGTTTTCTCAGGCAGAGCGTCAAACTCCTCGTCGGTCATATCCTCGATGCTGCCGATGTTGGCGGCACCAGTGTCGGCTGAGGCTGAACCCTCGTCACCTACAGGCTGATGGGCCTGCTTCTTGATGTCCTTTTTCTTCTTGTCGACCTTCTTCTTACCAGTCGGCTTCGGATCTGGTTTCGGATCGTCCTTGTCTTCCTCAGGCGGCATCAGGTCGTACATGTCGACTACGTCAGCCAAGCCGGCGACGAAACAATCCGATCGCGTCATGTCGGTGCTGGCCTCATACCCTCGCATGAAGACCAAGACCTTATCGAGCAAGTCCTGATTGTAGTCTTCGCTGTTCGGATCGAAAACCTCAAACATGCCCTCAGCCTCTCTCGAGAGACCCACGAGCTCGGCCGTCTCAGCGTCAGTAGAGATCTCAGTGCGGGTTTCGGCTTTCGTCTCGGCCTTCCACTCAGCATGCTCGGCCGCGCGTATTTCCTTGCGCTTGGCGAGAGCACCCTCGGTGTCGCCATCCAGCGTCAGCTCGATGTATTGCTTCTCGGCCTCGTCGAAATCAAAGGTCTCTTCCTCGCCTTTGGCTGCTGCGGCTTTCTCCGCCTTGAGATCCCCGAGCTCTTTCTCGGCTGCTTTGCGCCGTTCGTTTACTTCGTCGAAGCGGTGTTTTGGGATTCCTTTCGGCGCCGGTTTTGAATCTGCTTCTTCCGAATCGTCACTCTCGTCGGCGTCGTCTTCGGCGTCGTCTTCGGCGTCGTCTTCTTTGCCCTCTGAATCATCAGCCTCTGTAGCATCATCTTCATCTTCATCGGCGTCGTCCTCTTTATCAGCTTCCGCCTCATCGCTTTCAGAATCGGATCCTTCGTCAGAATCCTCATCGTCATCTTCTTTGGCTTCCGGCTTCTTTTCTGGATCCCAGTCTTCTGGGAGGACTGATCCGTCGTCGAGGTCAGTGGGGTCGAAGTCGTCGATTTCGTCAACCTCTCCACCGAGGTGTGCGAGTTGGTCGAGTCTTCGCTTTTCGGGGTCACCTAAATCGGCAGCGAGTGCAGCTTCCGGACTCAGGTCCGGATCGTCTTTACGTCCCATGTTCTACTCCGTTTTACGCCTTCTTGGGCGATTTCTTAGCGCTGTCTTTCGCAGATTTGTCCTTCTGCGCGGCCTTGCGATCTTCCGCTTTGCTCCTCAAGTCCATCAGCGACTTCTCCAATCCAGCACGCCGGTTCAGGGCGGCTGTATTGCGATCAGTCATGGACTCGATTTTCGCAATGTTGGTCATTGTACTCTCTTTTCCACCAGCAATGCGAATCCTGGTCATCAAATCTTTGTCGTTGGTACGCTCGGCAGCGCCCATTTTCTCCATTTCGACGCGGGCGGTGGTGCCGATTTCCAGCTTCTTGATCTCTGGCGCAGCTTCCGCTTCGCCGGCCTGTGCCTGCAACTTCATGGCATTAGCCTTGCGCTCGATCGCGTGCGCTTCCTCGTTCATTACCTGCGCACCGAGCAGGCGGAGTTCCAAGTTCTCAATCTGCGCTTGGCGCTCGAGCTCTTGCGGCGTCGGCGCTGCAAGCCCTTGAATTTGCTTAACAATATCGACGACGTCTTCTTTGTCAGGCAGAGACGAGTGTTCGAGCATAACGTGATCCGGGATCTGAACGCCGACCTCGCGCATCTGGAACAGCTGGTCGAACAGCCCCTCGTCGTATGTTTCGCGCCGGGGTACTGTGGTGATCGTGACAGAGTACTCTCCGAGGGTCAGGTCGTTGCGTATGAACTCAACAGCTTCCTGTGTGCCCGGGTCGATCTGTTCCATCGGCTCGTTGACCGTGAGTTCGGACTGTACGGTGTCGCCATCTTCGTTCTTCGAGAACACCTGAATCAGTCGCGTCTCGGTGTAGTAGTTCTGCACCATCTCCAACATGATCTCGGCTCTGAGCTCGCGCGTGCGGGCCAGGTTGTCGAAGATGATTTCCTGCTGGACCATGCCGCCTTGTTTGCGGGAATCCAGCGCCTTCGAAGAGTCGGATCGTTCCGTACCGAGCTGCGCCTCGTTGACGCCGCTGATCTCGCGGAAGAACGTGCCTGCCTTCGCACCGATCTCAGCCAGCCCGGTTGGGATCTGGTTAGGCTGGATCTTGACGGGCATTTCTGCCCCCTCGGCAACTTCGAGCACGAGTCCTGTTTGCGATCCACGTTGTACTAAGTCATCACGATCCATGTTAACCAGTGACCCAGTCTGGAACATCCAGCCCGAGTTCGCGGTCGTGTTGACGACATGCAGTTCTTGCGAAGTGACTTTGTTGAGCATGTCCTGCGGATCGATGAGGTTGCGCACTACACCGAACGGGCGGCCACGCCGGAAGTACGGGAAGAACGGAACAACAGCGATGCGGGAGAACAGGCTCCAGCCATCGTGCAGGATCAGTTTGTCAGCGGTGATTGTTACGCGAACGCGGCGCTCTGGCTTCCAAATGAGGTCGAGCTCATTCTGGAAGGCGAACTGCTCTATACGTTCTTTTTGCCATCCCTCAGGAACGCGTCGCATATCACCTGTCGGGCGATCAACAAAGAATGCAGTACGCGTAAGTTTGCGGTACTGTCGTTCGATGACACGGACACGTTTAACGCGTTTGACTTCTTCGGCATCAGGCTGGAAGAAGGTTTCGCTATTGTAGTGATCTCCGCCGAAGTTAGGAGCCTCCCATTCCAGCGAATCGTGTCCGAATGTACCGTTCGCTGCGGCGAGCTCAACTTGATCTCGAAATTCTGGTCCATACAACGCTCCTATCTCGTCGGGCGTCATCCATCGACTGATGAAGACCTCATTCCACGTTGACGGATCGTAATCGCGTGCGCCGGGGTCGAGGATAACGTCAGTTGGGTCTAGGACCTCTTCTCGGACCTCGCCCTCGAGATTGTCGGAGAAATCCATGTAGTAATAGAAGTATCCGCGGTCCTGGATCAGACCGTCTTCGAAGACAGTCTTTTCTTTGTGTTCTGATTTGTTGTTGGTCGCGATCTGCTTGAATAGGAAGCGCAACGACTTCGCTGCTTCCTGACTGGCGCCCTTACCCGCGGGTACGAAGCTGATGTCCTGTCGCGACTTGATGTACGTGCCGATGATCGCGTTGATCGTCGACAACACCAAGTTAATTGAGTAGTGGGGTCTTCCCTGCGAGTCGAGTTTACTCGTTATGTCGTCGTCCCACTGCTTGCCGTAATAGTACTCGTCATATAGGCGTGCTTCTTCAACCCAGTCGAGGTGCCCGGCATCGCGGGCTCTTGTGTACGCTGACCACTGCTGTTCTACGATCGCGTCTTCTTCGGGGGTTTGTGTGAGTTCAGCAAGCGCCTGCTTGTTGTCCTCTTCCATGTCGCCGCCGAAGGCGTTGAATGTTTGTGCCATAACCTATGCGCCCATGTGTGGTTTTTTACTTCCGCCGGTGCTATTACCGACATAACCTGCAAGACGTTTCCTCCACGACTTAGTCCGTTTCTCGGCCTTGGGCCGGCCAGCACCGACGTAAGCAATGGCGGCTATCATCTTGGCAATCCATGCAGCGGCGTCCACACGGTCGTCTTTTACACCGGACGGGAACCGAAGAAACTCGTTAATAGCTTCATCGACCCACAGGGCTCCTTCTGGCCACCAGACTTGTCCGAGAGACATCAAGCCCTGTATTGTCCTCGCACGTAATTCCTTGTCCTGCTTGCCTGGCGGCAGTTCATCAATATGCAGGTCAAGTATACCCTCTTCACGCTTTCTGTGTTTGATGAACCCATCTAGTGTAAGCGAAATCTGGCCTTTTTCCAACCCGAACTTGCGCGGCTTCCACTTCTTGTGAATCTCGAAGATCCTATCGACGATCTCGTTTGCGTCCCATCGGCCGCGGTACTCCTCGAGGAAATAGAGGTTGTCGTTCTGGTCCTTGCCTACAACGTAGAAGACAGACCAATCTGCGTGCTCTTTCTTGGAAATCGCGAGGTCGCCGGCGCAGTAAATATCGAGGTACGGCGGCAAATCCTTGTACATCTTAAAGTACTTCTTCTGGAAGTACGCGCCTTCTTCGACCTGTGGATTCTGTTGATAAAGTGCAGCCCAGTCCCGGGGAGCCAGCGTTCGCTTGGTCTTGCGGAGCGCTTTTATGTCATACCGCTCGCCGTGGAGCGCTTCGCCGGTCGCGCGATACTTCTCGTCAAACGTGGCGATCGCTGGGAAGTCAATAGTCTTCCAGCGGTCAGCATCTTCCGGCCACTCGTTGTTCGGATCCGCGGCCATCTCCTTCTCGGCCTCGCGCATCTCACTGAGCAAGTGACCCGACAGATCGTCATCGTGCCACCGAGTCTGAATTACGACGATTCCGGCGCCGGGTGCGAGGCGCGTGTACGCTGTCGAGGAGTACCAAGACTTTGCAGTCTCTCGTATCGTTGTGGACTCGGCTTCTTCGCGGTTCTTAACGGGATCATCGATGAGGAATATATGCGCGCCTCGACCTGTGATCGGTCCTCCGACTCCGGCTGCGAGGACTCCTCCACCGGTCCTTTTTCCTTTATCAAAGTCATACAAACTCCATCTTTCGATTGCTTCGTTCTTCTTGGTAACACCAAGGTTACCAAACAGTAAGTGATAGTCGTCTTCTTTGACGAGCTCCTGGATCTTGCGTGAGAAATCCATCTGCAACGACTGTGCATAGGACGTATTTATGAATTCGTGGCTTGGGTGGTTACCCAAATGCCATGCCGGCCAGTACTGGGACGCCAACATCGACTTCCCGTGCCGCGGCGGCATGGTAATCATCAATCGAGGGGCCTCTCCGCGCACAACCTGCTCGGAAAACTCCATCAGCTCCCGGCAAATGACTTTGTGAACCCACCCGGCGAGGTAAGTCGGCTCGTAACGCATCACAAACGCCAGCAAATTACGTTTAGCCAGCTCGCGACGGTACAGTTCGCGTTGTGCCGCCTCTTGTTTCGTCAATTCCTTCGTGGCGGCTGCTTTGGCGGCACTCTTTTTGGCCACAACCGAGCGTTTAGCGGCCATTTTCTTCTTTTTCTTCTTCTTTTTGGCCGCATGAGTGGCCGCAAGCAGGCGAACGCCTTCGGCCGCTGCGCAATCGTCACATGTAGCCTCTGGGCTACACTTTGGGCAGTCGTTTTCTGGCGTTTTTGACATTCTTGTCGTCCGTGACGTCCTCAAACTCCCCTTCCAGTATCAAACTCTCCATACCAGCGAGTTTTATCAGGTCGGCGGTCGGCAACTGGTCCAGTGAGACGCTGCCCTTATGATTATGCTCGACCTCGATCACCTTCGGCGCGGCGATGCCGTGCAAATTGATCATTTCCTTGACCGCCTGGATCTGTTCGGCCGAAGTGGCGGCGTTGGTGTAGGCAGTCATGAGCATGTCGTGCGCATCCTTGCGCGTGAAGCCGACTTCCTCGGCCAAGTCGCTCATGGCGACCAGCATAGCCGCCTGAATGTGTTCTTTCTTCTCGAGCTCGTGGGCGTGCTTGCCCGGGGAGCGGTAGCCGGCTGCTGTTGCGGACGCTACCTGCGACAGACCGGCGAGCCGGTTCTCGACGTAGATGCGTTCCTTCGGGTTCAGCTTAACCAGTGATGATGCGAGGTTTTGGCTCAACGGTCGCCTCCGCTTGTGCTTGCAAGTCAGAGAGCTCCTGCAACTTCAGCATGAGCTCGGACATGATGATGGAAGCATCCTCGTGCTTACCGGCGATGAAAATGGCGAGGCGGGTATCGTCTTCCTGTTGCTTGAACGTAATCGGCACGACTTGCACAGCGTTCTCTCCGCGATCGAAGAATTCGAAGTACTCGTTGATGGTGTTCTCGGGTGTAAGGCTCATTGTTTTTCCTTGAGGAGTTTTGTTTGTTCTGCTGGTTGAACCAGTTCTACACAGGCGTGCAGATGATAAACGCCACCACCATAAACGAGCGGCAACTCGATGTGCGACTCGTTGTTATGGAAGAGCATCAAGAAACTCACCTGTAACCATTCCTCCATGGTGACTGTAGCATAGTCAATGGTATCGCTGCCAATACCTTCGGCAATCTCTTCTGTCCTACTCGTCGATACCATGTTCTTCGAGTAATCTTGTAAGCACGCTCTGGACGTCTTCATGGGCGTAGTACTCCCTTTGGACGACCGTGTGGAGCCGGTGACAATTGGCACAAATGACTCGGCACTTTCGGATTTCGGTTCGGAGCTTCTCGGAGGCCCAACTGTAGCCAGAACTGAGGAGGGTGGCGATGGCTTTTGCCTTTGCTCGTCGGCTAAGGTGATCAAATTCAAGAACGCGCGGATCGCGGTTGCCACACTTGCAGCATCCCTTTTCAGCCAAGTATTCAAGGCATTTAATACGTGTGGCGCGTCTGGCCCGTCGCTGGTAGTCGCGCTTTGTTTTTCGAGCCTCCTCAAGGCTAACGCCCACTTTGCGTTTACGGCGTCGTTTCCGATCGGGCTTGAAGTTCGGGTCTGTCGTCGCAGCACTAGGTGCCCGTGTGCATTCCTTACATTTGTTCGAGTATCTCTTGGGATTCGCTGCACGGAGTTTTCTCCTGATGATCGCAAAGTCGGCGAGCCGCTTGGACTCGCCACACGTGTTGCATGTCTTACTGTGGTGGAACTTCGAAACCGCTTTCGAGTTCTGTCCACCCATGGGGCGTTTAGGCCCTTTAGTCGACCCAGTCACAGTGGGCTACTTTTTCAAGTCTGCTTTCGCTGCCACAATCGACTTGACGTTCTGGTACGTCGGCGCGATGTTGGGGTTGTCCCTCATGATTTGCGCGGTGGGCGAATACTCCCGCCACATCTCCAGCAGCATCTGCATCGGATGCCCTTCGGCCTCGTATGCAAAGTACATGATGGCATCGCTGCCCTTCATCTTAATCGGCCAGATCCTGTAGTACTCGTCGTCACTGGCTTTCACAACATCCCCGTGCGATTCTGGAACCATACGCACGTTACCGGCTTCCGTGCCGCCCACAAACAATACCTTTCGCCCTACCCTGATGTTAGCAGTCATTCTTCTCTCCTAGCCGAAGCAGCCTGAACCCTTCTTCTTTCTTAGGGGGACAGTGTGATTACAAAATTCGTTGGGGCCCCCGGCGTCCGTGGACCCACAGTAAAATTTGCGGTATTACTCGGCACCGATTCCTCGCCATTCAAGGCTGTCACGGTCAGATGACACGTGTGCGTCCCCTCGCCCAGCGAACTGAAACTAACAACGGCCGTTCGTGTGCCGATGATGCTGTCGATGGTCGCCAAGGGGGCAGCGTCGCCGTTGCAGTACAGACTGTAAAAGTCCAACTCCTGCTCGAGCAGCGGGTCACCGTTTTCGTACTCGGTGGGTGGTGTCCATGAGATGTTCATGTCGACCGCAAGGGTCAGGCCGGCCAGTAACACCAGCACCAGTCCTACTCGTAACTTTTTCATATTATCACTCCTGACATCATTTCAAATGCCTGTTGGTCTATCATTTCGCGCAAGTGTGTGTTTAGTGCTTCCTGATGCATCATGCGCTCTGTGTGATCGTAG